AGGCGGCCTTCGCTCCGCCTTCTATTTGGTATATTGCGTCTGCAATCTCAGTATCCGTCCAGTCCGCGGCATATCCGGGGCCGCAACACAACAATAGCCAGATTATGATGAGTGGATATAGGTTTTTCATTTTATGCTGTTAGCGCCTTGATTTTATCTACTAATTGTCCTTTCCTGATTATATCCCGTTTTAGGAAGTTTTCTCTATCTCCTATCTTAAAGTGTGGCGATGCGCTTATCACTGCGCAGCTATAAGCCGGATATTTCCCGGCCAATAAATATCTGTTCACGATTTTTAGCGTCCTTGGTTCGTTAAATCCCTGCACGATAAATGTTTTGCCGATGTTTTCCATTTTATTCACCTCCTGCCGCTCATCGGTGCGGCTAACCGGTTTAATCAAATATACTCAAATTGAGGTCCCGGCGCATCTGAGCCCTGTATCCAGCGCCCAAAAGAGAACTATCCATCACTAGGTGAAAGGCGGTCCCCGTTTTTATTCCTTGAGCGATATAATCTGTTATAGTTTTTTTGCTTTCTTCGTATTTTTTGTCTGCCCATTCCATTATGTTTGATTTATTTTTTGCTGGTTTCATTTTCTTTCACCTCCTCTCTCATCTAAAACAAGTATACCATATATTTATTTCTTGTCAAGCTTTATTTTTATTTATTTTTATCTCTCCCAAAAAAACACTTGACAAACATTGAAATCTGATATATATATATGGCAGCGATAATCCGCGCTCCGCGTCCTCCGGTAGGAGCGCCAGGTTACAGGGATAATCACCGAAACGAAAAATTATCCCTGCGGCGATTACCCGCCGTAACCCGGTAACGATATTTATTTTTTCCCTCGTCAATAGAGGGAATCTATGGTAGTATAATATATATGCCGAAAATATCTGCGGTCCGCCGGGCGCGCCTGAAAAGGGAATTACTTAATCCGAAAAATACGATAAAAAGTGCAATGCTTCGAGCTGGTTTTGCCCGCAGCACCGCTGAGGGAAAAAATAGCAATACGGGGTCGGTCAAAGTTTGCCAGGCGGAAATACTTGCGGAAATAAACAGGCCAGAGCTGATAAAAAAAGCGTATGCAACATTGACGCGTAATCTGGTTTGCGAAGAGAATAGGAATGTGGAAGTTTCTGCTGCTCAGTCCATATTGCGATTCACTGAGGGCGATAGGCTGCTTAGTGTCAATATTACTCTGGACGAGCAGAGGAAGTTAGTCAGAGATTCGCTCCAGGAATTAACTGAGGTGAAGTTAACATAACTAACAAAGTAGCATAATGAGGAGTGAAGAATTAGCGTAACATATTGTAATAGCATTAGTTACGAAAGAAGAGCGTAGTTAACATAATGCATATTATAGGAAGCAGTGCGATATTAACTACAAGATGATGACATTGCAGGCATTTGAGGAGTTGCGGACCAGGATAGACGCGCTTAGGGATGAGATGAGGTGGGCAGGTAAGCGGAGCAAGGAGCAGCGTGTCAGGGATGAGATGGGATTAGACCCCCACCCCACCGCTTTTGATAATGTATATACCACTCTTCCTCCCCCTTCTACCGCGCAGCAAAATATTTAGAAATTATGCTTAATAATTATCCCTGTATTTATATGTCTTCCGAATATAGATGTCCCTACAAGAAATGCTGCTGTATTAAAAGTGGTAGTTGTTTCTGTAAAAAAAAATTAGATTATTGGCGTAGAAAAGATAAAAAGATTAAATGAAATGGCTGGATATTCTTTTGAATGCCGATGTTNCNATGACGCAGGAAGCCAGGAATAAAGGTAAAGCCAGNATGACCATAAACTACTATTCGGATAGAAATGGAGTAGTCAGGAAGTTTATGGAGAAGGGCGCGATAGAGACGCAGGAAGTATATGATAAGGGCGAACTCGGCTGAATTAGTTCTTTAACATAACCTAAAGACCGGAACTCACTAACGGCAATTTGTTTAATTAGCTATTATGCTAATTTGATGAATTGCCTTTTTTATTATGCTAACCAAAGAAGAGATACAGGAATTCGCTAAAATAGTTAAGGGATATTTTGACTCTTTCTATAATTTCTGTTTTGAGTGTTTGGGGTTCAGAGATATGAATAGGGTGCATAAAGATTTGTGCGATTTTCTGCAATATAACCCGATGAAGTTTAAGCTGGTGCTTATGCCGAGATATTCTTTTAAGTCAACGATATGCAGTATTGGTTATCCCCTGTGGCAATTAGTAAAGAGCTGCGATTTGAGGATATTGATATATTCAGATGCAACGGCAAAAGCCACGGGGTTTCTTGATACNGTTAAGGCGCACATTGAGGGTAAAGTATCAAAGTCTAAATTCAGGGAGATATTCCCTNCCTGGGAAAGNGATATTAAGTCNGGGAGCTGGAATAGAGACCAGATNACCATATCAATCCGCAAGACATCGCTGCCCGAACCTTCGGTGGATACGGGCGGTATTGAAACAAGTAAGGTTGGGTTTCATTACGACATCATAATCTTTGACGATATTGTGTCGGATAAGAATATTACTACCAAAGACCAGATGGACAAGGTGGCGGAGTGTTATAAGAAGGCTTTATCATTGCTTAAGCCGGGGGGGGTAGTGTTAATGCCCGGGACGCGGTGGAATTTTGGCGACCTCTATGGCAGGATTATTGCCGAGAATGATATGAAGAAGAATTTTGCTTTATTCATTGTAGACGGTGAAGAGGATAAGAAGTATGGAAAATATCCGTTTAGGGATATAGGGCTTACGGAGGAATTCCTGGGGGCGCAGAAGATGGAGCAGGGTTCTTACCTTTATTCCTGCCTTTACCGTAATTCTCCAACAGACCCCGAGACCGCGACATTCAAGGTGCAGGATTTCGCGTTCTATGGCGCGGTGAAACCTGATGATTTATACATTACTTGCACAGTTGACCCTGCGGGTGAGGGCGAGGATTTCACCGCTATAACCGTGGTGGGGACTGATCATAATATGGATATGTATATCCTGGATATTGTTAATGAACATCTTCAGCCGTCGGAAATAGTGGATAACATTATCAGGTTGCAATATAAATATAAGTTTGGAGTGTTGGGTTCGGAGACTAATTTCTTTCGCGGTATGTTGGAGATGGAAATTAGGCGTAGGCGGGATGAAGAGCACAGGTTAAGCCCAGGACGATTCAAATTATTCGCTGTTCACGAATTTGAGGCTTCAAGCAGGCGCGGGCAAAGCAAGGTAAACCGGATTATGGCATTGCAACCGTATCACGAAAGGCGGGCATTGAAATTCCCCGGAGAGAGGTTTGAATTGTTAGAGGGGGCATTTAGCGCTCTTGCCTGGCAGATGATACAGTTTCCCAGCGCCGCTCACGATGATATTTTAGATTCATTAGCATATCATTTGCCGATAATCCGCAAGGGCGGGTTGGTGAAGAGGGCGGAGTTGCCGAAGAATAGCCCCGCCTGGCTTGAGCGGCAGGGATATGAAGAAGAATTAAAATTAAATAGCGGGTTGCCGCGGAGATTGCGCCTGCAGATTCCTGATTTGGCGTTTTCATAAAAAGCGCGGCTTCGCAAAAGGGAGGATAGAATGGCTGAGAAAGTGAAAGAAGTCAAAAAGGAAGAACCGAAGAAAGAAGAAGGCGGGCAAGCGGAAAATCCCAATGTCATCAATGAAACCGGGGGCGTCAAGGTTGAGGTAAAATGAAATTATTGAAATTCCTTGCCGCGCGATTAAACAGGGAAGCGACTGATTTTGATAATCAGAAAACTATCAGCGAAGATATTGAGTTTTGGCAATTATGCCTTGAGTGCCGCAGAATGATTATGGATGAGAAATCAGCAAGGAAAGCTAATGTTAAAAATAAGCAGTGATGAGATAGGCCGTTGGCGGATAGAGCTCGGGCAAGCGGAAGAATTTAAGAAAGAAGAATTCGGCTCTTCGCTCAAAGGCGAGATAAAGGGCGTAGGCGAAAATATCTCTTATTTTGAGAATGGTTATTCAGGGCGGTATTTGCAGGAATATTCCAGGCGTGACCCTTCTTATTTAGTGCCCTTGAATATCATATACCCGGTGGTAAAGAATGTCATTCCTTCGCTTTATTACAAAAATCCTTATATCATAGCGATACCCAAAAGAGCCAGGGATGAGGACAGCGCGCCTTATTCCTCGGCGATATTGAACCATTACTTTAAGCAAATTGATGCCAAAAGGATAAACCAGCAGGTTATCTTTGACGCCTATGTTTTGGGGATAGGGGTATGCAAGTTAGGATACGCTACCCGCTTCGGGATGGATATTGAAGATGAGGGTATAGAAAAGCGCAGGGAAAAAAAGAAGGTAGGTTTCCTGAAATCCTTACTTGGCTTGAGAAAGCCTGAGGGTCCCGAAGAGCTTCCTAAAAACTTAGAGCCAAATGAATTCATCATCGCCGAAAATCCCTACATCACCTGGGTAAGCCCGTTTAATTTTGGCATAGACCCGATGGCGAACTCAATTTATGAGGCGAATTATGTCTATGAAAGAATAGTAACGACACTGGATAATGTAAAAAATAACAAGAATTATAGCAATACTAAGGATTTAGCGGGAAGCGATCTTGAGCCGACATTCGCCAGAGACATCCCTCAGACTCAGATAGAGAAATTCAAACCTATTGAATTATATGAAATACATTACAAGACGGATGAAGGCATCAATATCCTGGTTTTAGCGAAAGACCANGGTGANTATGTGGCATTACGGCACGAGGAAAGCATTTATGAAATAGACGGTTTTCAGTATGAAGTTTTGACTTTCAATAAACACGGGCATAAGCTATATCCGAAATCCGAGATAGATATTGCTAAACCCCTGCAAGACAGGATAAACAATACTTTTGAGAATATCCTTGAGCAGGTGGATAAGTTTATGAGTAAATTGCTTGTGGATGAAACGGGAATGACCGAACAGGGTAAAAAAGCGCTGAGGGATGGCCTGCTGGGGTCAATTTGTTTTACAAACAAAAATCCGAATGAAGTAGCAAAAGAATTCTCTATGACTCAGGTTAAGGGTGACCTGGTAATGATAATTGATAAGATGATTGATATTGTATCTCTTGAGACGGGAATTACCAGGGCNATGCTTACCGGGCTCACTTCCGCCGAAACTGCCACCGAAGCCCAGATAGGCCAGGCCGGACAGAACTTAAGGTTATCCGACAAGGCGGATATGGTGGCGGATTTTTCTAACCGCCAGGCCAGGAAACTTTGGCAGATAATTAAACAGTTTGTAGATTTAGAAGAGATAGAGTTGATTACAGGGGAAACTGCCTTTGATGATGTAACTGGAACGCCAAGATATTCCTGGTTAGAGCCGATTGACGCCGATATGCGGGAGAAGTTGATTGTAGGCGAGTATGACCATCAGATAGAAGTTGGCTCAGCCCAGAAACCGGATTTACCGGTATTAAGAAAACAAGTGGAAAATATGGTTAATATTCTGGGTGGGAAAGGTGTATTGGAGGCATTTGCCGCCCAGGGATATAAGATAGAGTTAGCCGAGATAATGAAAAAATATCTTTTATTATTTCCCGATGTATTCACGAATATCTCCAGGATTATAAAACCGATACAGCAGCAACCGCAAATGCCTACAGGGCAACAGCCTCAAGGCGGACAACCGGCGGGAACGGGCGGGGCTGGGGTTGGGGCCATCCCGCAACAGAGGCAAAGCAATCCGCCTACGCCTGCGGATATAATATCCAGTATGGGCGGCGAAAAAGGAGGGCAGATACCCCTTGCCTAATCAATCAATATGGTTTCCCCGCAAATCACATCACGGTTATTTTGATAAAGCCCTTGGCAGGAAGTTTTCCACTAAACAAGAGAAACGGGATTTTATGAATGTCCACGGTTTGCGAGAAGATGGTTCAATGGAAAATCAGAAAAGACGAGACAAACGGNTATATGAAACGGNAATGGAAGAAAAAAAGAAGAAAGGACTGCCCACAGAAAGCAGGGATGAATTTTTTAGGGGNAAAGATAGATGAACGAAATTGAAGCAGTGGAGTTGCTTGGCAAGCTAAAGGATTATATGGAAAACACCAATAAGCAGATTGAGTTCCTTATTCGCAAAACCGGTAATTTACAGATTGACATAGATAATATCAAAAAGCATATTACAAACAAAAATAAGATAGTGATAGCAAATTAAGGAGGTGTGAAATGGCAGGCATAGGAATAAAATTCGCGAAACAACCGGCAAAGGGCGCGCCGAAAGACGGATGTTTTAGAGATGTTTCTCCAGCAAAAAATAATCCCCAAAATCCTTATACTAATCCCGCAAAACCAAGTAAAACATTGCGAGGGGTTGAGGCGATTAAGGGCAAGTTGGGTTCATAGGGAGGCAGGATGCCCTTTAAAAGCGAAAAACAAAAACGCTACCTTTGGAAATTTCATCCCAGGATAGCAAAGCGCTGGTCAAAAAAGTATGATAAGGGAAAGAATTTGCCAGAAAGAAGCAGGGCGGTAAGAGGAAACTGATATGGAAATTAAGGTAACTATTCCTGACGAGAAAAAAAATGGCATTACCCTCAAAAGGATGGATTTGCTGGAGAAGAAACTTGACCAGCAGTATAAAAACAGGATAGAAGGGCGGGATATAACCAAAGAGTTTTCTGTTTTGCAAACCTCCTTTATGAATAAACTCGGTAGGTTTATGGACAGCAACAGAGAGCAAATAGCAAAGCAAAATAATAAACTTACGGAAGCATTAAAGAAAATAACAAATACTAAAACCACGGTCATTAAGACGGAGCGCGCCCCGAATGCAGAGATTAAATCTTTTATTTCTAAGATAAGCTCCCTTGAAGAGGCCATAAGAAGCATTACCCTGAAAGCAAAAAAAAATACACCCCATAATAATAATGATGGTAGATTGAATAAGTCATTTGAAGGTTTATTTTCAAGAATGGAAAAGTTGATTAAAGAGTCAAAACCTCGGGTATATCCATCGCCGAGTTGATGGTTGTTAGTTGCCATAGAAACTAACCGAGTCATTTCGCTACCAATGTAAAAGGAGTAACAAATGCCAGAAGAAAATCAAGGCGCACCGGAGACCTCGCCTTCTCCATTAGCGGCAGCAATTGCTTCCTCGCCAGAAGCATTGGAAGAACAAACTCAAGAGACGCAGACCCCACCTGCGCAAGAAGGGGTAACTCAAGAGCCGGTAGAAGAGTCAAAAATTCCGTATTCTCGGTTAAAGGAAGTTGTTGATGAGAAAAACTGGTATAAACAGCAACTGGAAAGAAAGTTGCAAGAATCCCAGTCTCAACAGCAATTTCAGCAACCAGCACAACCGCCCCAGGAATTGGGGAATACTCCCGAAGAAAGGGAGTTTTATCGTTTGCAGAGGCAGATTGCCAGGGAAGAAGCTGAAAAAGTATTCGGCAGGGTTACTCCGATTATTGACGCAGGAAGAATGGAGCTTGTGCTGATGAAAGTTCAGCAATTCAGGACACAACATTCTGATGTCCGGCCGAATTCGCCTGAAGAAGTAGCTATTGCCGAAAAAATTCAGATGGGCTATCTTCCTGAAGATGCCTACCGCAGCGTAATGTGGGATAAGAAAGTTGGCGAGAAAACGGAACAGCTAAACCAATCAAACAGACAAAAAATAGAAGCCAAAAAATCGGCTAATGTTGAGCAGCGGTCTATTCCTAATAATGCAATTCCTCCGACAAAGGAGAAACTTACTTTGCGTCAAAGAATAGAACGGAACGCTCAAGAAGCAGGTATTTAGTTTCTATCTAAACCAGGAGGTTTAAATGGCTACGGGTAACGCAAGCTATACAAAGCTGATTACCACTACGCTACAGAACCTTCCGGCTGAAGTTTTTGACGCGGTATCTACCAACAATGCGCTTCTTTATATGCTCCAGAAAAGGGGCAATTTAAAGATTACATCTGGTGGTAGAAGTTTCACTCACCCAATCTATTACAAACAGAATACTTCTTTCAAATCCTACTCAAAATTAGATACCATTGACACCCCGTTAATGGACGATATTTCCAGGGCGGAATATCCCATTAAAGTTGTCGCCGGTTCTATAGTGCTTTCGCTGCTTGAAGAAGCAATGAACGCAGGGCAGAGAGAGAAGTTGATTGACTTGGTTGAGGAGACTGTTACCCGTGCAAGAATTTCTATGTCGGAAGTTTTGGGCGATCAGGTATTCGCAACAGGATCAGGGGCGAATGATTTTGACGGATTGCCCTTTCTAATCAATTCTGCTCCGTCAGCACAAACGGATGTGGGAGGCATTGACCCTTCTGCCGGTGGAAATACTTACTGGCGGAATCAAATCGGGACTACCGCTGATTTTAACAATTCTGCCAGCACCAGTTTTGGCAAGATGTCGGCATTAGTCGCGAATTGCACTTTCGGCAAGCAAGGCCCTCGGTTGGTATTAACGACAAAAACCTTGTATTCCGAATACGAGTCGTTGCTTACTTCTAATATCCGTTATGTAACCACAGAGTTAGCAGATGCGGGTTTCCTGCATTTGGCGTATCAGACTATGCCGGTTGTCTTTGATGATAATTGTCCGGCCGGTGAGATGTATTTCATTGATACGGATAACCTCTGGTTACAGGTATTAGCAAGAGGAAATATGGAGATTACGGATATGCAGCCCTCTCACGACCAGTTATTAAGGGTGGCGTTAATGTATCTCTTTGGCAATTTAACCACAGGTTCTCGCAGAACCAACGGATTCCATCCGTGGAGCTAATAGGAGGATAAGATGAAAAAATATTTATTTATCGTCTTGGCACTCCTGTTAGTTGTGGGAGTTGCCAATGTCTATGCGGCTGGTATTCCGCAGGGAGTTGCTCCTGAACTCGGCCCTGAAATATGGACTCAGGAGGTCTATAATGATGCAGGAGCAGCTTTAACATCAGGAACTGCTGTTGTGTGGGATTATACGGATAGCGATATGTATGATTTGGATGACCGCAAGGCGTATGTAACCACAACAACTACGGCTGACAATATCGCAGTTGCCGGAATTACCGTTACCCCGAGTTGCGCCGCTGGTGATGTTTGCGCAATCGCTATTTACGGGCCGGTAAGAGCCAGAGCTACTGGAACAGTAACTGCCGGATTGGCGATAGGAACATCCACGACCGCTGGAGTAGTTACCGGATATGCCAATACCGGAACTGACGACGCAGTTGTAGGATGGTCTGTTGACGCAGATACATTGGCCGATAGTCCTGAAGGTGGAACAAATATAATGGTTCTGTTTGTTAACCCGTCTGTCCAGGCTGATTAGTAGTAACCAAAGGAACGGGGGAGGGCTTAACTACCCTCTCCCGTTTCGGTTATAAAGATATGAGGTATTTAATAATTGCGGTTTTGTTATTAAGCGGTTGTGCCACGAAATATTATCCCCCGATGAGCGCGGATAGGGGAAACCAGGTCAAGTATAAATATTCTTTTAAGATGATAAAATGTGATTTTTGCCATAATGATACTTATATCTATAAAATAGTTAATGGCAAGAAGCTGATGTGCGATAGATGTTATCGCAAACAATATAATAAAGTAAATGGTTTTTAAGTTATTTTTGGTTTTGATATGTGGTTTGCCTTTTGGCAATTTTTTATTTAAGGGAATGGATTTATGGCACGGGCAGGGGCATTTCTTCCAGATAGGGTTATTGCTCATATTCTGCTGGTCATTCTTTGAGAAACCGAGATGTGTTCAAGTTGTGAACAGACCTTTAGGAGTATTTGCTCTTTGGGCAGGACTTACCACAAGTTATTTATGGTTCAGGGCATTTGCGGATACCCAGCATTATGCTATCAAGATATTCCTGCCTTTTTTTAATTTCTTGTGTTTTGCCCTGTTTTATAAATTAAGCATTGAATATTTGAATAAGGATAAGATAGTTAAAATATTACATTGGTTCAGATATGGCGTGGTGATTCTGCTTTTCTATTGTGTCCTGCAATATTTTAAACTTGATGAGTTTTTAGCAGGATTATCGGGTAAAGATGAATTGGTGGGGACATTGGGAAATTCAAGTCACCTGGCTGGTTACCTGGCAATAATACAGCCGATATTTTTTGAGAAAAAACTATTTAATATTTTAGCGTTGGTTCTTCTCTGGCTGATTATCCTATTGGCGAACTCCGCTTCGGGAGTATTAGTGGGATTGGCGGTTATTATTTTTTACTTATTTATGAGGAAGAGCAAAACATGTGCCCTATCGGGGTTAGTGAGTGTGTCTGGAATTATGGCTATTATTTTATATAAGAATCCCGAATTCTTTAGTTTTAGTTATCGCTTTGAAGTCTGGAAATTAGCTTTTGAGAGTTTTAAAGGTAAAGCAATCACTGGTTTTGGGCTTGGCGGATTTGGNTTGATGAAATACGACCTCAAAAATCCAGCTTCTTATTGGCGGCACGCCCATAATGAATATTTCCAGGGGGGGTTTGAGTTGGGATTAGTGGGATTGGGGTTAATCCTTTGGTGCATTTGGGAATACTTTAGAATGTTTAAAACATCCAAAACGGATTTAACGATTAAGTTAGCGGTAATGTTTTTGGGGTTTTGTCTATTGAGTTTGTTTAGTTTCCCCGCGCACCTCTGGTTGATTGCGGTGGTTGGAATGTTTTCGTATAGTTGGCTTTATGTTTTGAAAAATGAGGAGCTAATATGGCAATCAGAACCCGCAAAGAAATTCGCGACCGCGTAGCAACCGATACCCGTGAAACTAACATAAATTCTACCATAGATGAATATGTAAATTTGACCTTAGAAGAAATTCAAAATCCGGCNTGGGCTTTTGAGCAGATAGCAGGGATGCGGGGGTATGAGCATTTATGGAGTTTTAACCGCAGGAAACATACCCTTGCTACAGTTGCTTCTACTGAATTCTATCAGTTACCCAGAGAGGTAGATAAAGTAAGTTTAATTCGGCAGACAACCACTCCACTAAAGATAAGATTTATCCCCGATGATTTATTCTATGAATATGTGCCTAATCCCACCGCCACGGGAAACCCTAAATGGTATCGGATATGGGAAGTAGAAGGTGTTGAAGTGAGGCTGTCTACTGATGATATGCTTGAGATAATTTCTGATTCGGCTTCTGACACTACTCAAACAGTAAGGATAGTCGGCTATGATACGGCGGGATTGTTAAGAACNGAGAGTTTAACCTTGACAGGCGCAACAGCAGTTGCTGGNACAATTACCTATGACGCAGGAAAGCCGCTAAGGGTATCAAAATCCGCCGATACTACGGGAGTTATTACTGTAAGAGAGAAAACAGCGGATACGGTTTTAGTGAAACTCGCTCCCGCCGAAAGAGCGCCACACTTTAAGATTATTTCATTTTATCCTATTCCCTCATCGGCAATATCTCTATATATGGAGTATTTTACCAGGATAAGAAAGCTGGAAGGCGATAATGATGTTCCTGATATTGATGAAAGGTATATATGGGTAGTGCGATTAGGGACTATGGCTAAAGTTTACCAGTATCAAGGGAAGTTAGAGCTGATGAATTCTACGATGGCGATGTATGGGGCGGCCATTCGCTCAATGGTTAAGAGTGATATGGCACAAAGCGATTTCATACCAGTCCTTCGGGGGCAGCTTAGCCAATTTAATAGAGCCGGAATTTTAGAATTAGCAGATGACGCATTTGTTGCGAATTTCTAATGGTTAGAAAACTATTCATTGTATTATCTATAGGTTTAACTCTTGTTTGTAATTCTTTTGCCCAGGAGAAAACAAGGGTATACCCTCAAGAGAACTTAGCCTCGTTTTTAGGACTTGATGACACTTCAAGTCCTCCTACCGTCAAGGATTTTCGTGCTTCCGACATCCAGAATGTCAATCTTGATATTACAGGGCAGGGAAATAAGCGCAACGGTTATGCTTTTCTGGCTATGCTTGATACTAATGCCGTTGTTGATAATTTTGAAGCGGTAACGGGCGGATATGAACTTTATAGGTCTGATAATACGAGAACAATCCTTTCAACCTGCGGGAGCAAGATATTTAAGGTTACGACTGCTGGCGCAAAAACTGATATTACTTCTGGCGTTACTATTACCGAGGGAAAGGACTATCAATTCTCCTGGATTACGGCATTAGATTACGCTATAGGAACAAATTTTCAGGACGCTCCGATAAAAACTAATGGCACAACAACTTCAGCGCTTTCTTTTACGGGATTGTCAGACACGGTTACCAAAGCAAAATGCGCTGTTTGGTGGAAGAATTACCTTGTTTTAGGCAATACTGTTGAGGCAGGGGTATCCTTAACCACAAGAATACGGTGGTCAAACATAGGAACAATAGAAACCTGGTCTGATAATGATTACAGCAATATAGCGACATTAGGCGGACAACAGATAGAAGCAATGGCTACTCTCTATGATGACCTTTACATTTTTCTTACTGATAGTATTTATAAGGTGTCACTCGTAGGCGGGGATGAATTGATAACAGTTACCAAAGTCAGCGAAGGGATAGGGTGCATTGCCAAGAATTCGGTTAAGACTGTGGGGATTGGCAATTCAGAGGGAATTATATTTGTGGCTCGTGATAAGACAATAAATTATCTTGACGGGGTAAAAGTAGCGGAAATATCTACTTTGATCAGCGGAGTAATGGATGATTTATCAGCAGTAAGATTGCCCTATGCGGTGGCGGTAGATGATAGAGTAAACCTGCATTATTATCTTGCGGTTACTACTGGTTCGGCAAGNGCTAACAATCTCTTGCTTGATTTTCATTATGGCATAGGTGAATGGTCAAAGCATACGCAAATAGATGCTAATGCTATCTGGATAGCCAATGACGCAAATACTAACCCGAGAGTTTATTTTGGCAATTATAATTCTTTCCTTTATGTTGGTTTTGACCCTGATAAATACTCTGATGTGGCGGGCGAGGTGGGAGTATTTGATGATAGGTCTATCCTGTCCACTACAACTGCTTCTGGCCTA